TGACGCGCCTGCGTAGTCGATCACCGTGCCCACGGGGACTGCCGGACTCGTCTGGACAGCCGCCGCGGAGCCGGACGCGAGGACGAGAGCACGACGCGCAGCCAGCAAGACAGGAACGCGTTGCCCTTGGATTGGAGCGCCGACAACGTCGATACTCGTCAAAGCTGCCGACTGCCCATCAAGGATGACTGAGACTGGATTGACGGCTGAGACTGTCCCCCAGCGGAGAGAGACTTTCTCGCCTGCGATTCCCGCGACGGCCTCGAGCTGCTCGGCTAGGAAGCCGGTGAGGTCTTCTACCAACGTCCTACCTCCTTCAAGGTCGTCGTCTGGAGAGCTGTCGGCTCGAGCTGGATCCGCGTCTCCTGCACTGTCGCGAGCACGCTCACTCCGCCCGACCGATAGCCGACCAAGTCATTAGGAGCGAGAGGCAGAGGCAGGTGCTGGATCTCGATTTTCCCCACGGCTCCCGACGCTGCTGCGAGGCGTCGCTTCGCGAGATCCGTGATGACCTGCTGATTCGCAGCCTCGACCCCCGTCTCCACCTTGGAGACCCAACGACCGCGCGCCTGATAGGACGCAGGAGATGCGGGATCGCGATTCTCGGCATAGCCGACGAATCCAGCCTTCTCGCCGCTGCCCTGAGACACGCAAATATAACGATTTGGAATCGCAGCGAGGTCCTGTTCGCGCGTGAAATCCGCGAGGTGGATGGCATTCTCGCCCTCGACGAAATCCCAGACTTTCGCGCGACGCAGAGGCTCCACGTAGGGAGATGCCTCGAAAGCCCCGCCCGCACCGACCGTGAGGGACCAGTATCCGATCGCTTGGAGGATGTCATTGATCGCGGTTAGCTTCGGAGTGCCTGCATCCCAGACCATCGAGGACGTGAGCATCGGGCCTCCGTCAGCGATATTGACGGGAGACACATCGGTGAGGAGGTGTCGGACATGCGTGAGCGGGTGATTCGACGGGACCGTCTGATAGGCAGCGACGAAAGCATCCCCGTCCAAGAGCGCGAGCTTGGAAATCAGCTCGACTTGCAAGCTCGATCCACCCTCGCTGTAAGAGAGCTTCGGCGAGGCGAAAAGGAAGACGCCCAAAGGCCAAGACTCGCCGCTCGCGAGCTTGTAGACGATTTTGACGCGGTCTTTCGCCCAATCAATATCCTGACCGCGATCGACGAGATTCAGCGTCCCCGATGTGCGCAGGCGTGAGCCCGCGCTCATCGACACTTCGCCACCTTCGACGCCATCGAGACGACCTTTCTCGCGCTCGCTCGAGTCGAGAAGAATCGCCTCGATAGACGCCTGCCGATGCCCGGTCAGACTCACGCCTCCACCTCCTCAAGATCAAGCGAGACTTTCCACATGCCCCCGACGCTCCGAGGCACCGAGATAGACGAGAGACTGCAATAGATCCGACGACCAAGAGGGTCGCGATACAAGAAAGGAGCAGGCGTGGTCGCAAGCTCCTCGAGCTTCCGCACATGCGACTCGTACTCACTGTCGGTGAGGACCGCACTGACCGCGATCGCCCGCTGCACAGCCGTACCAGTCACCTCCACGCCGCGAGCGCGTCCTGCGAAGTGTTTGACTTCTCGGTGTAGAAGGCTTGGAGTGACGGTTACTTCTGGCTCATATCGGAGGCCGACGCATGTGTGGAAGCCAGCGCCTCCGCTGATCCAGACTTGACGACTGGCAGCGATGATCGTGACTGTGGTCGACTCGGAGGAGGGAGTGACGCTGGAGGCCGTGATCCGGTAGAGGGTCTTGCCTGCGGATGGGGCTTCTCGGTCTTGGACGGTGACGTCGATCGGGAGATTTTCCGCGATCGTCTCCCACGTCTGGCCGTCATCCTCTGAGCGCTCGACCTGATTTGAGACGGCAGCGACGGACTTCCCCGGCTTCGCTGGAGGATTGGTGATGCCGATTGAGACGACGCCGGTTGAATCATCCCACTGCGCCGTGACCTTCGGTGCTTCCGGTGGCGCGTAGCGGACTTTGACTCGGCGCGTCGCTTCTGTAGAGCTGAGACCCTCGTTAGAAGACGCCGATACCACGACAATATATTCGTGGCCGTTCGCCGCGCGCTCAGCGACTTTATAGGAGGTCGCTGCGCCCTGGATCGTCTCGTCGGCGACGACGCGATTCTCTGTCGCGTCTGTCACTCGGACTCGCGCGAGTACCTGCTTCGCATCGCCCTGCTGACTATAGGACCACGAGACAGATAGAGCGCTTGTGTCGAGCGTGGTTTGAGGTGTGAGGATTCCGACGACTGGCCGCGAGGAGATCAGGAAGCTAGAGACTGCGCTCCACGGAGACGCACCGGCCTCCTCGGATGGCTTGTACATGCCCCATGTCCGGACCTGCCAGTCATACGTGCCCTCGCCAAAAGCCGCGAGACTGTACTGCTGCGACTCCCCGGTGACAGTGTAGGTCGACCAGTCGCGCTCGCCTCGCAAGCGGAGACGTATTTGCGCCTTGGTCTGCGCGGTCGTGTCTTGTGTCGCGTGGATCCACTCGAGCACGCCCTCGCCCACCGGGATCGTCGCCCCCTGCGGCTTGAGGCCTCCGGGGGTGCCGGGCACGGATAGGACGTAGACGCTATTGGAGGTCTCGCTGTATGGGGAGACGATGCCGCCCGGACCTAGCTGCCTGACCCGGTATTGATGGGTAATCGAGGGATTGAAAGACGAATGTGTCCATGAGGTCGCGCCAGCAGGCGCGGTGCCGACCTTGGTTTCTCCGTCCCAAATTTCGACGCCCCACTGATCATGATATGGAGTCGTCTTGGTCCACGTGACGCGGATAGCGCCGCCGGTGATCTTCGATGCCTTGACGTCCCTCGGCGCGCCGGGCGTCGAGTAAAGATTGCCGGGGGGAGCGCTATTAGCTGATCCCGGTTTATTCTCGACCCAGCCCGATTCCGCGCCATCATTTCGCCAAGCATGGATTTGCCAGCGCGACATATCATTCGTGGGCACATTCTTATCGACCCAGCTGCGAGCAGACGCCGGAAGCTCCGCGACACGTCGATACTGCAGGGTCGATGCGTCCCACCGATCCACGCCGATCCGGTCCGCCGGAGCATTCGGATCTGTCGCCATATCCCACGTGACAAGGACAGTCCCATCCGCGCGAGACGCTGCGGTGAGATTCGACGGGGTCGGAGGATTACCCCAAGACTTGGCGGGGATGTCCCAGCCGACAGTCAGCTGGGGGGCGCCACCATTCCAGATCGGGCCGATCGACGCGGAGAATTCGACGTGACGCCCATGCCCGTACTCGGTGCGGTAGGTCCGTCGCTCACGGTTGATCTCTTTCTCGTCGTATCCCCCGCGACCCGACGAGAAAGAGAAGCGGACATCGCCGGAAACCTCGCCCCAGCGATGAAGCGCACTGCTGAAATTGTGCCCATAGCCATCCGCTTTGACGCGGTAGACGATCTCCAGCTCGACGGAGCCTGAGTTCGGATCCCCATGCTGATAAATATCGATACCGACCATGAGGTACCCAGAGGATCCGGACCACCACGTCATTTGTTACTCCTTATATATAGGTATAAGAGCGGAGGGGATTAGCGACTAATTCCGATGCGCTCACGCAGAGATCCACGCGAGACGCTGCCCAGCGCATCGCCTGTCACGCCGTATGCCTCGACGCGCATCCGCCCGACCAACTGATCATTGACATCGCGCACGACAAGCTCGCGAGCAGACTGAGTCTTACCAAGAGTCCAATCCGACATCATGGAAGCCCGACGATACGCACCGACGGCGTTGAGCTGTCCTGCCTCGAGGTCTCGAATCTGTGCCTGCCCCTCAGCCAGCGTGTCGGCGACAGCTTCCTTGAAAAGGTGGCCTCGCCGCTGCATACCATCCGCGAGCGCTTCAGCGATCGACATGCCTGAGTAGAGGGTCCATTGCTTGCCGGAGAAGGGACCTTCTTTAGCGGGAGAGAATGGGAACAAGTTACGGATACCGCTCAGTAGGCCGCTAACAGCGTTCTTGGCGCTCGAGAACATCGATTTGATGCCGTCGATGAGGCCGCTGATGATCTTCTTTCCGGACTCGAAAAGCATGCGGGGGAATCCCGCTACAGCGGAGAGGATGCTTGAGCCGACTTGTGCGATCGCTCCGCCGATCTGCGGGATCGCTTGTACGATGCCCGTCACGAGGCCGACGAGGATCTGGATGCCCGCGCTAATGATCCGTGGGATGTTCTGGACGAGGGTCGTGACGATCGTGACGATGATCTGTGGGAGCATCGCGATCAATTGAGGAATCGCTTGCACGATGCCGGTGATGACGCCGATTAGGAGCTGGATGCCTGCCTCGATGATCTGTGGGAGATTAGCGAGGAGCGTGTCCACGACCGTCGTGATGATCGTGGGGAGAGCTTCGATCAGCATGGGGATCGCCTGAATCAAGCCATTGATGAGGGCATTGAGCATGCCAACGCCCGCTTGGATGATTTGCGGGAGCGCCTGCACGAGTCCGGTGATAATGGTCGTGATGATCTGGGGGAGCATCGCGATCAGCGCAGGCAGAGTCTGCAGAATCCCGTCGATGATCGACTGGAGCAGCTGCGTTCCCATCTCCAGAATTCGTGGCAGGGCCTGCAGAAATCCATTCATGAAGGTTTGGATGATCTGAGGGAGCGCTGCGATCAGGACCGGGAGGGCTGCGAAGATACCATCGATGAGGCCCTGCAAGAGCTGGAGGCCGGACTCGATCAGCATCGGAGCATTCTCCACAAGGGCAGTCGTGATCGCCGTGAGCATCTGAGCCACAGCGGGAAGGAGCACCGGAAGAGCGTCCGAGAGACCCTTGACCAGCGCGGGAACGATCTTCCCGAAGGCATTCGATAGCTGAGGCATTGCCTGCGTCACAGCGTTGATCACCATCGTGACGACATTCGTGCCGGTCGCTAAGGCCTCGGGCAAAGCTTGAGCGATCTTTTCACCATACAAGGCGATCTGCCCTGGCAAGCCCTGCAGGGTCGTGCTGATCTGACCGATCAGCTCCACGCCTCCCTGCTGCACGATCGCACCAATCCCCGCGAAGGCCGCAGCCGCGAGCCCGCCGAACGCGAGGAACTTCAGCATCCGACCGGGCGCGAAAAGCCCGCCGATCTTCCCAAGGGAATCAGTGATCTTCGGCGCTAGGGCTGACATTTTGGAGCCAAGGCCATCAAAAGCAGCTCCCAGAGGCGCAAAAGCCGCGCGCACACGCGCGCCGGTCGGCGCGCGAGGCGCCCTCGTGTTCCCGCCGCTCGCTCAGCCCGCCGAGC